GTCACTGGTGAGTTCCATAACATCCTACACTCACTCAATCAAGTTGGTGTGAATGTATTCCTTGCTGATGAAAAGTATTTCCCTGCAGGACATCGTGGTGTATACCATACTGTATCCAATAACTTCTTTCTGAATAAGAACTTTATGGGTAAACCTGGTACGTTGATGATGGTTATGCGTCATGAAGGATGGCACGCTGCACAAGATTGTATGGCAGGTACGATTGATAACAGTTTGATTGCTATTATCAAACCAGAGGATGAAGTTCCTATGATTTGGCGTGTATTAGCAGAACGCACCTATCCTAAGTCTGCTGTGCCATGGGAAGCAGAAGCAGGTTGGGCAGGTCGTACTGAAAACATGACTATGGATGCCCTTGCTGCCTGTGCTGGTGGTGCTATGTGGGAAGTCTATCCTCCTACTCCACTAACACGTAAGTATCTGGAAGACTTCGGATATATCGATAAATAACTTTGTAGCATTTGCAAAATTATGCAAACAATTGACGGCATCATTAATGAACCTACCGTAAATTTTGTCGGTAAAGACGGATTTTTTTGGTGGGTTGGTGAAGTAGAAGATAACGAAGACCCTATGGAATTGGGTCGGGTTAAATGTCGTGTGCTTGGGTATTATACTAATGTTCGTGGAGGAACTGTAGGTGATTTACCTACAGAACATCTTCCATGGGCAACTGTATTGCAACATACATCTCAAGCAGGTAATGATGGTCAGGGTGAATCTTCTGGTCAGTTGCAACCTGGTGCGATCGTTATGGGATTCTTCATGGATGGAGAATCTGCTCAAATGCCAATCGTTATTGGTGTTCTTCGAGTTAAAAAATCTGCTGATACTGCGGATGAGAAGATTTTTGCCTTTACTGGCGAGAATATGGAACCAGGTGTTGCACCTAATCCTGCTTCTCTGCCAATTGGTGAAACAAATACTATGGCAGAAGGTTCTTTCAAAAGAACTGGTGAGAATAATACAGTCTCGACTCCAAACGCAAAACTTTCACAACCTGGAGGAATTGGTTCCCCTAATAATGTTGGTAATCAGTCAGGTATTGCAGGTAGTTCTTCTAATCCAACTAAACCTAGAGAACCTGATCTTCCAATTCCTGCAGCAAATGGTGTTGGTGGACCATGGAAAACTCTAGAGTATCAACTCAGTTATCTTTTAGAAGATATTGGAGATAGTGCTGGTAGTCTTGTAAAAGCAGAAAATGGCGACTTTTTAGATATTGTCACTGGAAAAATTGTAAAAGCAAAAGCATTAACTGCAAAATTGCAAAACTTCTTGGGTGCAGTATTTGCTCAAGTTGTGTCTGCTGTTAGACAAGCTCTAGCAAACTTAGCAGAACAATTAGAACTTGTTAATTTGTTGGGTGGTGCTACTGGAGCTCCCTTCGTTATTTTTACAACAATTCAATCAGCAGTTACTACAATTCTGAGTTCACTATGTAATATTGACCAGCAGTTAATTGGTTATATTTCAGACCCAGTTGGTAGTGTAATTGGTTTTATTGAGAGTCTGTTAGATGGTGCCATTTCAAAAGCAGAAATGGTTCTATCAGGTGTTCAGGAAGTAATTAACCAAGTAGTTTGTAAAGTACAACAAATTCTTGATCAAGTTCTTCAAATTGTTGATACTGTTACTACCATTGTTGATGGTGTTAAGCAAGCACAAGAAATTATTAATGCCTGGAAAGATGCAAGTGGTATCTTTGAAGAAGGTACAGACTTAATTAAAAAGGGTATTACATCTATCAGTGGTCTAATTGCACTGTTTATTAAGTTTGCAACGTCTGGATGTAATAGGGAACCCAAAGGTGGTAAAGATACTGTTGGTTGGTATCCTTTATTCGGTGTTACTCATTGTACTGATGCAGAGTTAGACCAAATTAATAAAATTAGAGGAAAAAGTAGAGGTAGTTGTGGTGATAATGGAAGTGGTGGAGGATTCTTAGATTCATTCTTCTCCGAAGCAGATCCATATTTAACTCAAGCAAAAACTTTCCTGGATGGTTCCTACGAAATGTGGGTTGGTACTCCTGGTCGCCAAGCAAGTGTTAAAAAATCTGCTAGTGGTACAACTACAACTAGTATTCGTGCAAACAATGCTGAGAATCAAGAACATGTAGCAAGAGGGCAAATTAGGAAGGAAAATCCTAATGCCACTGAAGAAGAATTAGAAGCAAAAGTCAAAGAATCTGTAAAATCTTCTACTGGTGGACAAGGTGATACTGGTAACCTAGTTGCTGATCATACTTCATATGCTGGTACATCTACCATAGAAGTTCATGGTGATGATTGTAAAGCAGTTGATGGTGATAAAGTAGTTAACGTTGAGGGTGATTATTTCCTCAAAGTTACTGGTGATTGTCATATTGAAGTTGGTGGTGGATTCTTCTTTGGTGCTGAAGGTTCACCAAAGGTTGCTGATAAGGATGGAGAAAGTAAAGATAGTGATATTCAAAAGCATACCATTCGCTTTGGTTCTGACGTTGATGTGAATACTGTTGGTGCTAAGTTTGAATTGCAAGGTGCTGAAGCAAACTTTGCATCTTTATCTACTAAAATTACTGGTAGTATGTTTGAAAACTCTGCATCTAATCAGTCATACTCTGGTGCAGAAATTATTATTGCAGGTAGTAATTCCGTTGAAATAAGTACACCTCACCTTTATGAATTTATTAACGTCCCTTCAATATTACCTGTAATTACAACTGGTATTACTAGATTGGTTGGTGGTTCTGTTGATACTATCATGACACCTGGACTTAGCACTGATGCTATTCCAAGATATACTGTGGTCAACCCTGTTGGTCCTATCTCTCTGACATGTGGTGCAACAGGATATAACTGTAACGTTACTACAGGAGCATTTAATGTTAACGTTGTTGCAGGACTTATCAACATGAACGCATCAGCAGCTGCTACTTTTAACGCTGGTGCAGCAATAACTATAAGTGCTATCGGTGTTGTGACAGTTACTGGACTGTCCATCTTCCTCAATTGATGCTTGACACTCTTCCTTAAACCTGCTATACTACATAGGTACAGAAGAGACGCTCATGGACTCCCTCTCACACATCTTTGTCAACTTCTCAAAACGAAAAGTAACTCTCGTAGATGATGAAGGTTATGAAAAGGATGTTCAATGGCAATTCAATTCTGTAGGTGCTGAAGGTTTCTCTGAAACAATTTCACAAATACAGGAAATTATTGATAACGACTTGATTACTTATTGCTTTGCTGTACGATGATTGGACCGATTGGAATTACCCTGGAACAAGCAGAAGATAACTTTGAGTTTCTTTTAGATCTCACTGATAATCAACATGTTTGTTGGAAGATTACTCGTCCTGATGGAAAGTCTGTAATGATGGTTCCTGTAAACGAAGTATCTCCTATTCCTGATGAAATTCAAAATCAAGTAGAAGAATTTCAAAAACAATTCTTAGAAAGTAAAAATGACAGTTGAAATTTTTGATAATTTTTTGCCAGAACATGATTTTGTTATTTTAAAACAACTTATTGTAGAAGATCCAGCAGATCAATTTCCATTTGCAATGTTAACTCATGTCGCAAATGGAGAAACAGATGAGTATGAACATTGGAATTGGATGGGTATACATCCATTTTATAAAGAACATCAACCAAGAAGTCCTCATTTTAACATGATTGCTTCAATGATTATTACTCGATTAGAAGAAAATCATGACTTACGTTCTTTAATTCGTGTCAAAGGTAATTTCTATCCCTGGACAGAAACAATTAAAGAACATGAATTCCATGTTGATTACACCTATAATCATCGAGCAGCAATTTTTTCTCTGAATACCTGTGATGGGTATACGTTATTTGATGATGGTACGAAAGTCGAAAGTGTAGAAAATCGTCTTTACATTTTTAATCCTCAACAAAAGCATTGCTCTAGTACAACTTCTAATGATAGAGGACGATACAACATTAACATCAATTTCTTATGAGACCCGAAACTCGTGAATCAATGGAAAACCTTTGGTCCGCCAAATGGAATCTTCCTAAAGCAGCAAGAAACTGTAATCTGACAGATAAGGAGATGAAAATCACCTTTAACGAGTATTGTGCTTTTCATCCTCCTACCTGGGAAATTGGTAACACCAAACAAATTGGTATCCTTTATGTTGATGGGAGTGTGGCGGAATCGGTAGACGCACCAGACTTAAAATCTGTTGACCATTAAGGTCGTGGGGGTTCAAGTCCCCCCACTCCTATATAACTGGGGGAGTACAAAAGATCTGCAATGTAGAAGCAGCGCCCCCAATCAACGCCTCCGTAGCTCAGTGGTAGAGCAGGGCTTTTGTAAAGCTCAGGTCGCAAGTTCAAATCTTGTCAGAGGCTCTCAATCCTCTATAGCTCAGTTGGTAGAGCAGGTGACTGTTAATCACCCTGTCCC